GGCTGCAAGGCCTAAGTCGGGATAAAACCATATCCCAAGCGTCAGATCGCTTCATTCTATCTTTCGATAGTTGTTCGCGTGAGCTATTTCTTCCGAAATAGTGTGATGTTCCACCATGTATAGTTGGCACATGATGTTGAGGACTTTAGGATTTTAGTTACCCTTCGACTGCCTACCAAAAGTTCATCTCTTTGATGTGACTTTGGGAAGCCTCGAATGGAAAAGATCCAACTTCGTTGAAAGACGTCGGGCATACCCTCTCGAATTTCTTTAATCTCGCCTTCTTATAAGGTTCTTATGAGATTAGATAGATCGATGGTCCCTGCTGGGACTAAAAGCGTAGATAAGATCTACCCACTTAATTTCCTATTAAGATATTGAGTATATAATTTAGCTTGTCATATTTACTCATATATCCTTGATAGGTGTGGAATAACAGTTAGTGGTCCATTTCATTATAGATTAATTAACTATAATTAAAAGGACTTCCGCAAGGAACTAGCAATGAGTGTAGCTTAGACTCATCCTAATTGTTACCTAAACCAGTCTATTGATTGTGTCACTGGTATTTCTTTAGGGTCGAGAGGCAATTAAAGATATAACCAGGAAGGTTCGTAATTTGTATCCTCCCTACTAAGGGTGGCTGCGGCCCAACTGTTAAAGTTGGAAACCGAAGTCCAAAACAAGAAACCAAAGAAACATAAATAATGAAAGATCAATTTTACTTCCACAATCTACGTTTTTCTGTGTCTAAGACACACTTTGATAGTTCTTGCATTGGTGCCAGGATCTTCTTAAAAGAAGGTCAACCAATGTTGCCTCACTTTAATCGAGTGATATACACATTGGGTGGAAAAATTACGCCGCATCGGGTTAAACTTTGTCGCTTGTTCCTTAAGAAACTTAACTTGTTGCATACTCACGGCGGTATACCAATGGTAGTAAAATACCTAAAGGTTGCTAGTGTGATTATTCAACAGGTGAGCGGAGGGCATAAACTAGACTGTCTTAATAACCTAGGGGTGAGAATCTCTAGGTCTAAGTCAGGATTACCACGCTTTATCCCTGTAGATCAACGTAAGTTGATCCTATCAGGAGATAAACAGGTGATTCGGTTCTGGTTAACTTTGATCTCAGTTTTCCGAGATCTTCACTTCTTTGGTGAATTGAAGTTACAAACCATTACCGCACCATCTACTGCTTCATCTGATGCTTTCGAGATAAAATCTCTCTTAAAGCCATTCTCATATCTTTTATGAGGAGACCAAGATAGATTAGGATCACTTAACGCATCGGCAATGTTCCAGATGTTATCATCTGGTCCCCAAGTGGATTCTAAGAATAAAGAATTCAATTCAGCTCCTGCCGTAGTTCTTAAATCACTTCGTGTGATGTTAGAACCTCAGCATAAAGTTCTATTGGATTCTTTCAAGACCTTAATGTCTCTAACGGCTAATTTACCGTTGGAGAAATTATGGCAAGGGTTAGTGGATGTAAGGAAGGATAAATTAATCTTCCATACAGGAAACCCACTACATTCTTACTTAGGGAAACTTGCTGTCAAAGGTGAAGCGGCGGGTAAAGTACGAGTATTTGCTATGGTAGATCCGTGGACTCAATGGGTACTTAAACCTTTACACTCAAATTTATTTAAGGTATTGGCTAAGTTACCCATGGATGGAACCTTTAATCAATTGAATCCGTTAACACGTATTCCTTGAGGAAAAGTTCCATTATACTCCTACGATCTTACAGCTGCTACTGATAGATTACCTATTTGGCTGCAGACTTCTATCTTATCCGAAACTTTCGGAATAGAATTTGGTCAAGCCTGAGAAAACCTATTAGTTAAAAGAGAATATCTGACACCTAAATGGAATCCAAATGCTGGTTTTAAAAGACCTAAGGGAATTATCCCAAAGTCTGTTAAATACTCAGTAGGACAACCCATGGGTGCCTTATCTTCTTGAGCAATGTTAGCCATAACACATCATTACCTAGTTCAATACTCTGCTTGGATTTCTGGTGTAACTCCACAAACGAAATTGTTTACCGAATACGCTGTATTGGGTGATGATATCGTAATGTGAAACTCCACGGTTTCGCGAGTTTATCTAAAAATCATGAAACGATTAGGAATTGAGATTAACTTATCAAAATCTATTGTTTCTCCTAAAGGAAAAGCATTAGAGTTTGCTAAGAGGACGTTGATTAAAGGTCAAGACGTTAGTCCTGTCCCTTTTAAAGAACAATCCGCGGCACATCGAAATGTAAGCAATGCTTTAGCATTTGCGAAGTGTCACAATCTCTCGACTCTTTATCTATTACGATTTCTGGGATACGGATATAAAGTAGATCCTTCAAAACCCAATTCTGTGGTTTCCACGCTAAAGTTAGCGTCGGCAATTCCTAAGAATTATAAGGATTTGATAACCATATTTACTATGGATAGATCATATATCGACCTTAAGGCGGGTAATTACCCTTTAAGGATGGTTAGGTCAGCTTTATTAAACCTTGTTAGAACAGAGTTGATACGCCTGAAGAAATCTACAGTTCGTTCGTATGAACTCGTAGCCTTTTCATCAGGTTGTTACGTATCATCTATTGGTTCTTGACAAGTTCCAGAGGCTAAAATAACAACAGCGATCAACAAAAATTATGTACCTGGTTACGTAGCCGATCTCCGATGAATTGGAGAAGGGGCTAAGTTACATTTACATAATCTTGATGATTTGTTTGTTTTTTTATGATAGTTATTTAGCTAAACTACCGGGATGGATGTTGTCACCTCGACAACGGCTATCTCCCATGCCGAAGGATCTATTAGGAGCTCTCGAATTTATATTCAGAGCTTCTAATAGTTTATCCAGAATTCACTTTAATTTATTGATGGATCCTAAACCCTCTTTCTCGATAGACCCTACTTTTGTAGAGAACTCTCGAGTCATTAAGTTATGGAATCAATGAGTTAGAAGGTTAGCAAAGGTAGGAGCACAAATTTAACAACCGATAATTGCACAGACAATAAGTAACTTATACACTACCTTAATTTTTATACTAACTTTAGTATCAGAAATTTAAGGAAAGAATAATCATTACTTATTTGCTTTGTATATTTGATGATTAACTCTAAAGACTGACATTACGTCCGTCTGTAGGGTTATAAATGATCTCTTATGAATTGCAACTTGGTAAGTTATTTCTTAACCAATTTAAGTATTATCCTTAACGGATACTATTATAATTTGATTCAAGATACAACTTATACCGACTTAACAAATGAATTAAATTCTTTTGAGAAGTCCCTGTTTACTATTCATATTGGTCAAACAGCAAATAATTAAAGTGATTGCATCTATGATTTGCTATGGATTCCCGAATCTTTTTCGGATTCATGGTAACTCCACTCCTTAATCGGAGATAGAGACCCAATCGTGCTCTTTATCGACCGTCGGCGACTTTTCCATTAACGTTGTAATACATCCGAAAGGTTGTTATTATAACATAATGTTTGTTCGCGTCTGAGCGACTTCCTTACCAAAATGGTGAAAACCTGGGGGGTAAGGCTTCTGAGCTG